CAGACCTAAAAATGGTCAAGGAAAGCACGGAAGAACTCACGACAAGCATATTCCTTGAAACAAGGGGTGCAGCACAACTCACTGGACTTGGTATCGGCAGTTCGCTTACTGGAAAGCATTACGACAAGATATTTACAGATGACATTTGCAATATAAAAGACAGAGTATCAAGAGCAGAGAGGGAAGCAACTAAGACGGCTTTCAGGGAACTTGGTAATGTAAAGAACGATAGAATTGCAGATAACCCATTTGTCGGTGTGATTGTTAATACTGGAACTCCGTGGCACAGAGATGATGTGTACCAACTTATGCCGAAACCATTTATATGGGATTACACGGTTACTGGTATTTTATCAGAAGAAAAGATTGCAGAACGCAAAAAAACATTGACAAAATCAGAGTTCGCTGCGAACTTCGAGTTAAAGCATGTTTCCAATGACGGACAGATATTTAAAGACCCGAAATATACGGTTGATAAAGCACGACTTTATTACGGATATGCTCACATAGATTGTGCGTTTGGTGGTGATAACTTTACCGCTTTGACAATTATGAATGATGACAAGAGTTCTGGGAACTATTATGGATTTGGGATAGTGTGGCAACAGCATGTTCAAAAATGCTACGGAGAGATTAAGAAGTTAATAAAAGAGTTTAGGGTCGATGTGACATTTTTGGAAGATAATGCAGATAAGGGATATGTAGAACAGGAACTTGGAACTATTGGTGTATTTGCAAAAGGGTATCACGAACAACAAAAGAAGCATGTAAAGATTTCTACATACTTGTACGATGCGTGGGATAAGATATTCTGGCTGAAAGAAACAGACCCAGCATATATCAATCAAATTCTCGACTACATAGAAGATTTTGAGCCAGACGATGCACCAGATAGTTGTGCTTCATTGATAAGAGAAGTAGAAGCAAGACAAGAGGCGTTTATACTATAATGCAACCAAAATATTATAACGACACATATAGAAAAACAGAATACTTTGTATTTACAGAATCACAACTCCGTGATTATGAAATACTCGTAATATATAGGACACTTGTTGGTGAGGGAACATACTCGTCAACAGCTATTCGCAAGTTAGCCAATGAATATAACATATCAACCAAGTCGGTTGAGAAAGTGGTTTATCCTACCAATGTATAGGTAGATATGTATTAATATATGTAGTATGTTCATGGCATGTCAGAAAAAAATAATGTTATCACTGAAAACTTAATTTCTGAACTGGAAAGCCTAACTCCGAGCTACCTGAGTTCGTTTCTTGGTATGCAGTTCAAAAATCATCGTGACTTCTACACCGTGTTTGGTTGGGAAAGGCGTGTATATTCTGCATTGCTTACTTCTTTATACGAAAATCACGGAATAGCAAAAGCCGTAAATAACACCCCAGTCAACACAACTTGGCGAACCTACCCTACCATATCAAGTACAAGCACATCGTTCAACACAGAGCTTGCTACGCTTAATAATAGGCTTAAATTGTACAAGGTAATGAGGGATGTTGACAGAGTATCTGGAATTGGTAGTTATGGTGTTATCGTTTTACAAGTTGCTGGTCAAAAGTTAGACTCACCGCTTAAAACATTTAAAATTGAAAACCTTAGAAAGTTATCAGTTTACAAAGAATCAGATGTACAGATATTTTTTGATACTATCAAAAATGATGATACAGAATACAATTACAAAATTAATCATTATAAGATAGGTACATCGGAAATTCACCCGTCACGAATAATCCATGTAGCTGAAAATTCACTTGATGGGATATATGGCGAATCGAGAATTGCCGTTATTTACAATCAGCTAAATGATTTATGGAAAGTTTCTGGTTCATCTGCCGAACAATTTTATATTAGTGCTTCACTTTTGCTTAACGCAAAGGCAATGGATGGTTTCAAGATTAAGAAATCAGATGGTGAAGATTTACAAGATAGTTTATATGAACTTGTGAACAAGATGAAGGGTTTTCTCGTAACAAGTGGTTTTGACATTCAGAATATTGCACCGCCTATCGTAAGCCCGAAAGATTCTTGGGAAGTATTAGAAAAGTTTATTTCTGCGACAAGTGGTATTCCAAGACGTATTTTATTCGGTTCTGAAATGGGTCAACTTGCATCTTCGCAAGACCAGACAACCTACTATGAAAGAATTGAATCACGACAAGTAAATTATGTAACAGACGAAATTATAAAAAAACTGATTGATAAAATTCAGGCTTTTGCAACCGACTTTTCAAAAGCACCCTATACTATAACTTGGCAGAAACTATCTGCATTAAGTGATAAGGAAGTATCTGAGAGTGTAGAGAAGTATGCAATTTCGATTAATAAGATTATGCTAAGTGGTGCAAAGATGCCAGAAAACGTGCTTAATGCAATGTATTTAAAAATTGAGGAACTGATTACCAATGGCTAAATTACAAATGAAAGACACATGGCGGTTCTGTAATAATTATAATATTGAAAGTAATAAAGAAGATATATTAAATCTTCAAGATGCTTTTAAAGTTTCAGTTAAAAATAATCAAGCACCGAGATATATTGATAAATTAAATCGTGAATATATTGAAGTGCCAGCAATTATTTTAGGTGAACAAGTCATCCATGGAACGGGTGGCTATGAATTTGGTGCAGAGCTTGTGACATATAATGCACTTGTAACATCTGTTGAGCAGTGGAACGATAGACCCGTTGTGATTTATCACACGGAAGGGTCTGCAACAGAGATTGAGAATTTAGAACAAGAGAAGGTTGGATTTATTCATAGTGCCGAGATAATCGGATATGATGATAACCCAACGAATGTAAGAATAAAATGTATGCTTCGCCTTGATGTAGCATTGTTGTTAACGCACGATGATGGTCAAGCAATTATAGATAAATTTGATAGCGGATTAATCATGGAAATGTCCACTGGTTACTACTTGAAACAACTAATATTTCAAGAGGGTAATTTCAGGGGTCGTGATTTCTTGGCTATGCAGGCAGAGATTATACCCAACCATTTAGCATTGCTACCTAACGCTGTTGGTGCATATAGTGTAGATGATGGTGGGGGTGCGAACCGAACTAATCAAGGAGAACCCATGAAAGAAAACGAAGTTATTGAACTCGTTGGAAATCAACTGGATGAACGCCTAAAGGTTATTCCCACTGACGAAAAAATCAGCGAATTGGTGGGTAATGCCGTGAGTACTGAATTGGTGAAAATCAATGAAATGCTTACGACCTTAAATGAGATTGTTCAGCCGTTGGTTGACAAAAAGAAAGAGGAAGTCACAAATACCGAAGAAAAACATACAGATTTGGTTGCGAAAGTAAAAGAAAAATCTGGTCTGTCTTTGGAAGTATTGAATGGCACGCCTGATGAGGCACTGGAAGAAATGTTGCAAAATCAAGTTCAGCTTGAAGCAATAGGTACACCAGTTATTGTAAATACGGGTGAAGTGTATGAACCAGATACCAACCCCAAGAAAGAGGAGGCATAATGAGTGCTAACTTAATTAGAGTAGATGTACGCTATCCTAAGATTAAAGATGGTCTTGCTGGTGCTACACTATATCCGGGATTTTTGTTAGAGAAATCCGCTGGAAACATGATTGCTCATTCACTTGCTGGTAAAAAAGCATATTTTGTAGCTGACATGTTAATGGAAGAAAGTATCGCTGATACTTATGCTTCTACTGAATACTTACCTTGGTTTCCAATTCAAACGGGCGATATTTTTAACGCCTATTTGACCACAAGCCAAGTAATCACAGTAGGTGAAGCGATTACCTCGGCTGGTAATGGCTATGTAAAAACTGCCAGTGATGGTGCAACTGCTATCGGTAACGCAACGAACTATGTTACATTTACACCGGTCGGTAGTAATTTTGTTTCAGCTTCGTTTGTTGACCCTGCTGGGAACACACAATCTCTTGCGGTAACGATTTCTGGTGGAAACATTATTGTTTCTCTCGCCACTGATGGTGCTGGTGCAATTACATCTACCCCTGCAGAGATTGTTACAGCTTATGAAGCTGTTTCTGGTGATGAAAAACTCGCAACTGCCGTAGCAACTGGAACTGCTGCTGTTATTGCTAATGCTGTTGAAAGTTTCCAAGCAGACGAAGTAATTGGTCATGCAACCGAAGCTGTTACAACTACATCTGCCGCTGCACGCCTAAAAGTGGAGGTAGTATAATATGAATATTCAAAAAGCAATCGAAAATGTTAATGGTCAATACGGATTGTATAGACCTTATACGAAACCAAATGCTAAGGGAGAATATGTTGACCCTACGGTTTATATTACTCTCACAAACTCTGCTGGTATGCCAGTTGAAGTAAAGCGTGATGACTATGCAAGTGGTTTTTTGAAGAATGTTACAGCCTTACCGCTGGATTCTTACAAAGCCCTTGATAGGGAAATTTTGAGAATTAACGGAGAGTATGAAACTGCTTTTGACGATGTATTGAGTTATGGTTTGACTGTTGGAATTACTAAATTCGACAAGACATTCACTTCACGCAAAGTCGGTGATACCGAAGATGCTGTTGTTGATATGGATGGTATTTCAAACCGTAAGGCTGATACACCGACATTTGATGTTGACACTCTGCCGAACTTTGTTGTATCGAAGTATTTTGAAATTGGATGGCGTGATAAGGGTTCATTTGGAACACTTCCATACGCTTCTGTCGATACTGGCATCGAATGGGATAAATCAATGCTTGAAGAAGGTGTCCGCAAGATTAAAAACAAACATGAAGATATTATGTTTGACGGCCATGCTGTTCCTTATGCAAGTAGTTATATTTATGGATATTGTAACTTTGGTTCTCGTAATGAACAAGCTCTGACTTACGATTGGAGTTTAATCGCTACGACAGCAGCAGAAGTATTCACTGATGTTGAATTAATGCGTACAGCATGTTTTATTGATAACCATGTTCCGTTGAATCGTGGTATTCTTTATATTCATCCTGATGTTGAATTTCAGTTCAGTCGTGATTATAAGGCTGCAAGTGACCGAACATTGTTAGAACGGGTATTGGCACTTTCTGGTATTGATGCTGTCAAAGTATCATCCAAAGTTCCTGCTGCTAAACAATGTGTACTTGTACGTATGGAATCAAATTCAGTTCGTATGGTTCAGGGAACTAAGGGAATTATTCCTATTATGTGGCAAACAGAAGGTGGACAGATGGATAGAATGTCATTGATTTCTATTCAGAATCCTCAGATGCGTGCTGACGTAGATGGACAGACTTCCATTACTCACGGAACGAAAGCGTAGATTGATATATGACGGGGGGTAGCTAACCCTACGGGGTCAACACCCCCCTATTTTTAAAGGAGTAACGATGTTAGAAGAACTAAAAGTTAAAGCAAAAGAGCTGGGTATCAAGTCAGTTCATTTGTACAAGAGTGAAGAAAAACTACAAGCTAAGATTGATGAAGTATTATTTAAGGGAAGGAAACTTCCAGCAGTAGAAATCAATCCAGAAGAATTTGTAATTGGCAGTGGTGGGGTTGAGGTCATTATGGCTAATGTCAAAGAAGTAGTAGAAGCAGAAAAACCAAAAATACGAACATGGGAAGTAATCAGCGGTAAGTTTTATCTTGGTAAAAAAAGATATGTCGCTGGTGAAACATTTGAAAGTAATGACGATTATTCAAAAGTATTTCCAATAAAAGAGGTTTAAATGGCTAATCGGGTCACTGGAACGGAAGTAAAGACAATATTTGAAACAGACATGATTGAGAGTGAACTCACTCCATTCATTACATCTGTTAATACTTTTATAAATGCAACTACTGATTTATTAACATTATCAGATGCTTTATTGAAAGAAATTGAAATGTGGCTATCTGCTCATTTCGCTTCCGCTAAAGACCAACGAATTACCTATCAATCTTTTGGAGATAGCAAAGCTAAGTTTCAGGGTGAATACACATACGGATTGAACGCAACAGACTACGGACAACGGGCTATCATGCTCGACACTACTGGAACATTGGCTGATATTGCATCGAACTTGCAGACGGCTTCTATTGTGGCATATCCAGTCGATTACCCGACAATCTATGCGACTGGTAATGAGTAATGAGGTCTTATGTTGGAAAGGGTTATAGATTAACTATAACTGGTGATAGGGCAACTCAGAAAAGACTTGGTGGTTTAATGGTTGCATATCCAGAAGCCACAAAGAAGATGATGAAGCAAGAGGGTGACGAAATTCTCATTGAGGCGGTAAACAATGCACCAGAAGATACGGGTGCATTGAAAGAATCTGGCAAGGTGGTAGAGGGTGAAGAAGCTGGTGGATATATGGTTGCGGTTGGATTTGGTGACCCGAAAGTGCTGAATAAAAAGAGCAAGAAACCGACAAGTGCTTATGCAAGATACCAACACGAAATGCCATTCCCACACGCAAAGTATTTGGAGATACCATTTATGAATAGAATAGGAACTTTGTCAGCGAGAATAGCAGCAAAACTTGGAGTAGTTAGATGAAAGTAAAAATTATAAGGTCAGATGTATCACGCATGGAGAATGGATTTCGACTTAGCAAGGGTGATATATGTGAGATTACGAAAGAAGAATACACTGCAAATATGAGTGCTTATGCACCAATTCGGGTGAATGTAAGACCGAAAAAGAAAAAGGTTAAAAATGAGCCTATTGACAAGACGGATGTTCAACAAGCAAGTGACATTAAAGACTGAGGCAAGTGTCGATAAGTTTAATGTCAAGACATATACATCTACTACAAAGTGGTCAAGGTTTTTAGGTTCAACAATAGCTGTATATGAAGATAAAGAAGAAAGAACGTATTATGATAAACAGGTATGGCTTGAAGCAGATTCAACACCCACGACCAATGATACGTTAAACGATGGAACACGGGATTACTACATTACGATGTGTGACCCTATTTATAACGACAACAACGAGATACACCATTGGCAACTGGCAATCCGATAATCGTTGAATTAGACATATACGAGCTTCTCGAAGCAGGCGGTTATTTTACTGGTTGGTCAAGTTTTGTCGGAATAATGCCAGACAAGGGCAAGGAAACGACTTATGATAATTGTATTTCTGTGTGTAATTATAGTGGAATTTCTACACAAACAAATTACATACAACGACCAAATTTTCAGGTACTTGTACGGGCAGACGACTACTATTCTGGAAGATATAAAATACAAGAGTTACTTGATTTTTTAATGAATTTTGATGAATGTTTACAAAAAGAGTTTACGATAAACGGACATCACTATACTCTATTGATTGCACTTTCAACTGCACCGAATGATTTAGGGATTGACAAACGAGAGAGATATTTATTTTCGATAAATTTTAATGCCATTGTAGAGCATAGCGATTATGTATTAGTTAGCACGACAAATGCTGTATTATTTGGAACAACTGGCGATGTATTATATGGAACAACAAGTGGAGCAATAGATGCCTAAAACAAGTGACTTAGTCCAAAAAACAACGCTGGTTGCAGCAGACGAAATTCTCATAGTAGATAGTGCTGTTGTTGACCCAACATCAGACGAAGCTACAAAATATGTAACCGAAGCTAATTTTTCAGCACAAGTGCAAGATGATTTAATGGCAAACGCTGCCGTCACAGAGGCAACCGTAGCGACAGACACAGTTCCAATATTAGCAAGCTCAGTTAATTCTAAAATCACATTACAAAACTTGATGATTCAGATGAAAGGCTACAAAGAATACACCTTTGCGATTAGACAAAGCGGAACGGATGCCCCAACATTGACTGTTAGACATAGTGACTATGGAAATATAATATTACCAAGTTCCCGCTCAAGTGCTGGGATGTATTTTATAGATATAACATCATTAAATTTGACTCTTGGTTCAAACACAAATATTGGTTTAAGCAATTATAGAGGAGATACGGACTTGGGTGCTTTAACATTTGGTGTATATTTTTCAAGTGCAACACAAATTGTTTTAGAATCAAGAGTTAATAATTTATCGTTTGATGATTCATTCAATGACAGAAATGGCATAACAATGTCAATTGTGGAGTCTATTTAGACAGCAAGCGGTGGCGGTGTTTGGACTGCGATAACAGGCTACGGAACACCCGACTGGGACGCAACGGAAACGGCTTTAGGGTTATTGTAAGATATTTGAAATCTTGTCGCAAATATATGCTAAATATCGGACAAGTTATGATACGATAGACCATTATATATGGGGTTTATGGTGACATAAATAGCGTGGGGGGGCTG